ATCAGATGTCCTAAGATTGGAGATTCAAATTATGTAAGAGTTCTTAATGTAGGATGTTCTTTACCTTATGGTCATGTAGAAAATTATTGTAAGGTGTGTACTACTGGTTGGGCATGGGGTATTACAGAAATAAATATATTTGACAATCATATCCAGGATGTTAATTTTATAAGTATGAAAACATTAAAGGATATGTATGACACCAGAAGAAATCATAGACGAAGCTAAGAGATTAATTACAAAAGAAAGAGCAGAAGCATATGGAGATTATAATTCTATGTTTAAGAATGTAGCTACTATGTGGACTGCCTACTTCGGTTTCAATGTAACAGGACAAGATGTACCTATTTGTATGGCACTTGTAAAAATGATGCGACAAAAACAGGGTAAAGATCTTGATGATAACTTTATAGATATTATAGGATATGCAGCTTTAGCAGCAGGAACTAAGAAGAATGGGGTTGCTGATCTTGTAGCTGAGAAAGTGGCACGACAAAAAGCTCACGATGCCCAGGACTTAAACTTTTCCAATGAGGCTTCATCGAAGCCAAGTGATAGCGAATAGTTGTATGATCTTTATGTAAATATCTGGCTATCATACTAACACTAAAGCCATTAATTCTGGCTATTGCTAAGAAAGTATTTCTTAATTTTACTTCTGGATTCGTTTTAAGTTTACTGGTTTGTAACCAGTTATGATCGTAATAAAAATGCTTTGCTAAATTATCTAGCATAATTAATTTTTGTATTGTTGATTGTTTTAATTTCATTGACATATTTTCCTTTGTTCTAGTATTCTAATATATTTACAATCTTGTTGTAACAACATTGATACTACAAATTCTGAATTTGTTTTACCTGTTTTCTCATAGGTAATAATATTAGAACTAAGTGAAACTATTCCTAAATGAGAACAACTGGTACAAATAAAGAATAATAATATTAATAGTTTGTTCATTTCTTTTTTAACATATCCTTATGGAATATTCCTTTTACAGGTCTTTGTTGATTCATGTAATCTTTAGGAACACACATATATTTAGACCTATCTTTAAATAATATTTCTCCCTTACTGATACATGCACCAACATTAGAATATGTATCTACATAATAAAAGTTTAGATTCAACCATGCTAATAAAATAAATTCCATCATTTTGTTTATGCTTCAAAATAATCTCCTTTGGTTCGTTCTTCTTCTAGCTTTCCAAAGAATAATTGTCCACAAGCTCCATTAGTCCAAAGACCTGTTCTTAAATAACTTCTCATTTCTCTTATATAAACATCTGCATTTTTTTGTTTAGCTTGTATTCTTAATTGTTTAGTTCCTTTAAGACTGAAGGCTTGTTTATGACATTGATTAGCAATTTCTTGTTGTGTCTTAATCCAGAACAAAATATTTTTTACACTAAATCTATGTTTGTTTGGTAATGCTAATACTCTTTTATTTATATATTTTTTATTCATTGTGTTTGTTGCCATTCTTTATGTTCTGTTACAAATATATTAACAATATCTGATAACACAGATATCTTTTGATTCTTAAAAAATTCTCCTATTCTACTTGGATCTTTCATACATTGAATGTTCCAGGATATAACAGGCATTACTTCATGTAGTATTGCCCAGATATCACAACCAGGTTTCGGTCCATTACAATGTAGTCCTCTTGGTTCATATGTTAATGGATCATAGTCTATGATAACATAATATTTTTCACTATGTTTCATTAACTTAATAATATTACATGGTCGTCTTGATGGTAATTTTCTTCTCATAATATGATAAAGAAGAGTACTGGATTAGAGAGAGAAAGGGAAAACCAATACTCTTCCCGACTTTCTTATAAGGAAAGCCTAATCTGATTCTGTTGAATCTGCATCATCAGATGAATCGTCATCATCTTCATCTGCAGTATCATCATCACCATTACTATCATCGTCATCAGCTTTGTCATCATCACTCATAGCACATAATGCATATGAATTGATTTCAAGACCAACTGCTTTTTCGATAATTTCAGGTTCTGTCCACATATAAGTATTCCTCCTATTCTTAGTATTTTCTATTTAGGATAAGGAATGTCAATACCTTTTTTCGCATCTTCTTTAGATGTTCTCTTATGACCTTCCTTAATTTGTTCTGCATCCTCTTCAGTATATACAAAGCCCTGAAGATTTAAAGCTTTTAGTGCTGCTCTATCAAATGCTCTCTTCTCAGCCATAGCATGGAAGTAAGCATTCTTAGAATTACCTGGTGATGCTTCACCAGTTGTCATAATAGTTCCTCCTGTTGCAGTCTTAACTTGTATAACAAGTGCAGCAGAATCTGATGTGGAATGTAGACAGGTAATCTCTGTTACTTCTACACCAGCTAACGCAGCCAATCTTTGCATCCATTTGTTCTTGATTATCCATTGACCATGACAATCCCAGAACATATCCTTCTTATCAGCATCAGTTAGATTAGGCATATGTTTTCTGACTGCTGTGATTATAGTATCATTTGGTATTCTTGGCATGTTCTCTCCTTTGTTTTAAAAAAATAGCGATATAAAGCTTACTGAGAGCATATTTGCTATCTTCATATAGCTTTATACCTGGTTAATAAACTTGTTTACTCAGTCTACCTTGGTGGTTCAATTCGTGGAATGATATATTTATTCCAGAAATCTTCTACCTTTACTACTAAATCTATAGTCTTATCTATGTCAGGATCTACTTCCCAGTAATCCCATTGGTTTCCAAAGATAACACTCATGTAGCATTTAGTAGTTTTAGTGATCCACATATTCCATTGGATCTGATAATAGTAAGTTGTCATTATCTTTTTGATATTGGAATATGAATTGGTATGCTTACATTCCAGTATTGCACTTTCGTTCTTTATGATTCCATCTGGTCTACAATGTCCAAATGAAATACCATTTCTATGGAATGTTTTCTCAGGCATAACAACTATCTTTTCAGTTTGTTCCATAAACCATTCTCTATTAAATGGTTCTGTTTCAACACCAAGATTGACTGGAAATATTCCAGATAAATCTGGTGCTTTTTCAGGATGGATCTTATTAATCCATACTTCATAGAGTTTTCCTTTAGCTATATTATTAGCATCTGTACCACCAATAGTTGGAAGTGGTGTCAGATATTTATCATCTTTTCTTTTCATAAAAACCTCTCCCGAATTTTCTTTCTTCTGCTAATCTTTGTTTATCAGCAGCATTAACAAATTTCTTTGCATCTGAATGACCTTCATTAAATGCAGTTAGTATACCTAGAGCATCTTCTACATCATATCTTTTGTAGATTAGATACCTAAATATTTTTTGTTTCCATCTATCTCTTCTGTTTTCTTTCTTCGAATAATCAACAAGAGATAAGGCAGAATACAATCTATTTCTTATTGCTTCTCCTAGTTTTGTCATGGCTCTCTCCTTCGTGTGTTACATTATAATAAAAATCAGATAATACTTTAACAGCAACTTCTAAATTAGACATCTTTTTTTTATCATAATAAGTTAATTTATAATCTTTAATAGTATTCTTTCTTTGTTTAATCCAATTTTTGGCAAAATTAGATACTACTAAAATAGCTTTCATTATTTCATTATTTTCATGTGTCATTATTCTTTTCCTCCTCTCTTAATTTAACTTTAGGGTACATATCAAATACAGCTTGGATATACTTTCCAAGTTCATGAGAAGAACCAGTTTCTAGATACTCATCAAATAAAGCCCGAGCTTTCTTTCTTGCTAAAGCTTTAGGTCTTATATTTTCCATAATACACCTCCTAATGCATTTTCTTTTTAGACATCATGGCTCTTTCAATTATTGCATCTTGTAGTTCCATGAATCTTATTCCTAATGTATCAGTTATTTTTAATCTCTCATATTTTTTTTTAGTTCCAATCCATATTAATCCTATATCGTTTAGACATTCTAAAAAATATTTTAGTAACTGTTGTTTATTTAGTTTCTTTAACTCTTTTTTAGTTTTAAATTCTTCTTCAGGTAGTTTAGTACCTGATATGTGATACCATCCTTTTCCTTGAAAAGGCATTTTAATTTCCTTGTAGCTCATAAAAATGTTTACGACACAACCAGGTTTTTCCTGAATCCATAGAGTAAGGACAATCTTTATCCTTACATACTATGCACTCTCTGTTTTCTTTTTCGGTGTTAGTTGTATCTTGCATTCTAATGCATCTGCCCAACAGCTAAATAGAAATGCTCCTGGTTTTCTCATACCACATTCCCATTTAGAAACTAATCCTTCGGCACAACCAATAACTTTATCTAGTTCTGATTGTGATTGCCCAGTCTTTTTTCGGGCATCTATAAGTTCCTGTATTAATTCTTTGTATGCTGTCATACTATATAAGGTATAGTAGTTATTCACAATATACAAGTTTTTTATGTAGATTATTACATCGCCTAGCAGCAATATACTCCACAGTACATTAACAGCAAGACACAACAACACGGCACTCCACGGCACTTGACAGGGCTCTACTTTGCTTTACATAACTTCAACAGCAGAACAAAACCTAACTATACTTGACTGTACAGTTCGGAAACGAACTATACTTCCAGAACATTAGGAATCTTTTTTGTTTCTATTCTTATAATTATATTCGTTGATAACTCTTTGTCTTATACCAACATTTTCTTCAAGCCAAATTCTAACTGTTTCAACTATATAAGTTAGAGCTTTATCTCTTTGCCAGTTTCTGACAAACAGATCAAGATGTTTATATCCTCTTTGAGTTTCATCTGCTGCTGCTTCGACATCATTTTCCATTTGTTCTCTTGTTAATATTGTACCTGGTCCTTGAACTTGGATAGACGAACCTTTTTTAATATAGAAAGCTTTAACAGCTATAGGTTTACCTGTTTTAATACAAGGTCTATTAACACATAGTGCAGATTTAACTAAAGAAAATAAACTTCTATAGTATAATTGAGCAGCTTTATAGTTATCATCTTCTTTAAAAACATGAAGAGGTGAATCTACTTTAGTTGAATCATCTATCATAGCATCTATGATATTTGTTTCACTCCCATGTTTATCAATTAACTTAACGATTCTATCATGCACTTGCTGTGCATGATCCTCTTTAAGATTATATTTGTTAGTGAAGTGAGAGCCTTCTCTATAAAATACTTTATCCATATTATATTATCTCTCTTTCATCACCTAGATCTTCAATTTCAAACTCACCTTTATCTCCACTCTTTTGTTGTCGCCAATCACCAACACCTACACAAGCACCAGCTTGTTGTAGATATTGCATTACTTGTTTTTTAGTTAGTGATTCGGCAATCCATTTAAGTGGAAGGTCTACATACCAATCCATAAAATAAGGTCTATGTGTTTGTATTTGACCTCCAGTAGTGGGATTAGTTGTCCAATCAGAACCCAGAACTGGTCCTTGTTTGGTATGTATTTGAATTAAATCCATGAATGCAGATTTAGGTAGTCTTTTAGCATTGACTTTAACACATCCAGTAGCTTTATTCTTGGACATCTTTCGGTCATCAATATATGGTGCAGCATTAACCATAGCTAGTTTAAATGCATTAGCTTTAAAACCATAGACTTTTTTGTCTTTGTCTATGTAATACAATGCTGTTTCCATTTGTTGTTTAGGCGACATCTTCTTTTTAGAACTGGTAGGTATAAGTTTATAATCTGGATTATTTACAATTAAAGGTGTAACACCTTTGCATCTAAATACTCCAAACCCCCAACCAATTCCATCAAGAGCTGTATCATCTTCGATTACTTGATTAACTTTAGTAACAGTTTTTAACATATTTATCTCCAATAAATATTAGTTAATAAAATCGGAGAGAATAGAGGAGTGGTTGTTGCGACTAGTTCTGTTATCATCAAATCATATTCTCTCCTAGTTATATAGACCACAGGACACATGTACATTACTCCTGTATGGAAACCTATCCTCTATATAAATTCTTTTAATCTATGATGGCTTTGAACCCTTGAGGAAATAGTTGTATACAACAAATCCCATTGGTTTTAACTATACATCACCTCGGTATAAACTTAGTCGGACTACGCAGGATGGTTAGGGTAAAGGATATCTCCAATACAGCCATAACCTATAGTATAGTATATTCCGATACCATCTTCTTAAGGTCTTACACATTTAATCTATGATGGCTTTGAGCATTCAATCAGTTTTCAACTACTCTCACTTAGATTGCGTGTTTCAACTATACATCCCCTGGAATAAACTTAGTCGGACTTCTCAGGGTTGGTTCAATCAATTACAAGCATGCTTTAATACATGTTTCCTTGTAGTATCAGCGAAATAATTGATTGCTCTTTCAACCAGGTATATAGTATATTCCGATACCATCTCTTGGCTTTTGTTTGAGGATTCATTATTTAATCAAGTCCTCTCGTACCTTGATACCAAGATTTATGTAGTCTTTATAGTTATGCGATTTCCTGACTTTTGGAAATCAATATTTATATTCTCAATTCTACTTGTTTCGGTAGTAGTATAACTTGTTTTCTTTATCATTTGTATCTCTTCATCTAATACAAAAGATTTAGAAACAAATTGAACATCAGCCATATCATCTATCTGTGATATAGCACGAATGATTTCATATAGTTTAGTTACTTTCATTTATACCTCCAATTCATTATTAATAGTTTCTTTTTCTGGTTCTTTTATTTTTACAATGATACCAGTATCACCTGCAATAAAATCACCAGGTAGTGATTGAGTACTTGCTATGCCTTGCCATCTTAGCCAGGCACTAGTTGCTTTAATATTTATGTGGTGAGGTTCTTTTAATTTAGATTCCTCATCACAATATATATCAAATACTCTTTCTGATATTGTATAGTCTTTACCTTTTAGTATTTCGATTGTATCGCAATTTAACTTTTCATATAATAATTTAAAGTTCGGTTTGTCTTTATGATAACTTACTTCGGGCTTACCTTTAGTTCGCCATATAATAAGTTTGTATTTAAATAGTTCTTTTTCTTTATATTTATTTACAACATTATCAACTGTTTCTTTTAGTTCTCCTAAATCTATTTCGTGAACTTTGAATCTATCTAGATCTAGATTAGTTTTCTTTTTATTCGGTTTCATTTTTCCTCCTTTTATCTCTATCCATTTGTTCTGATGCCTCATTTTCTTCTATTAAGGCAACTTTATGGTGAGATAATTTTTGTTTTTTTGTTGGTAAATATTTATAACCGTGGTCTATTAATATAGAAATCATCTGACTTTTATTAACAGCAGTTAATTCCCAATGTTGTTGTCCATTTATAGTTTCGGAATTTACATATAGTCCATATTTTTTTGTCATAATTTTTTCCTGAAAAAAGGGAAGGCATTACACCTCCCCTTATATTAAGTATTATTTATTTCCCATTTTGCCTCCTAACAATCAGAATGTACTGATTCTTTATGTACAATTTTAATTGTTAAATAGGAATTTCATCTGCTGTTTCGTCAGCAACTTGTGGTTGCTTTGAATCAACAGAAGTTCCATTAGATTTAGCGATAATAACAAGCTTACCTCTAAACTGTGGAATAACAACTTCAGTAATATACTTGAGGTTGTCTTTTTCACCATATGTGCGATGAATTAATTCACCTTTAAGATATACTTCAGCACCTTTGAGTGCTTTACCTTTAAAGGTTCTTACTAATGCTGAATCCCAACACACACATTGATGCCATTGGGTTTCCTCTGTCCAAGTTTTATCCTTTTGTTGAAAAGGTCGGTTAGTAGCGATTCTAAATCTCATAAATTCTGTATCAGATTTAGTTTTTTTGATTTCGGCATTATCGCCAAGTCTACCGTATAGTGTTACTTCATTAATGCTTATCACTCGATTCCTCCTTTGTGGAAACATTATTAACATGGATAACAGAATCGTTATCTCTCATAAGTACATTGGTTAGTTTCCTAGCCAATAATACATATAATATCCAAACAGGTGCACCTAACACAGATAGAATCAATGTTGGATTAACACCAATGTATAATAGAAATGCTGTACAACCACCAGAAAATCCTAGGAATAGTAAAACAAATGTTCCTATTCTTCTAGCAGTTTCGCTAAACATTCCTTCTAGTTTTTTCGGTGTTACATTTTTAATACTTTCACCGAAGTGTTGACTTGCCTTATTCCAATTTACCATAATTATCCTCCTAATTCAATGGGTTAAGAATCTTTTTTAATCTTTCTTTTTACAAAATCTTTATATTTAGTAATAACTTTTTCGCCTTGTCTATCTAATAATTTATGTGCCTGTTCTTTGGATATTTTGCCCAATATACATTGTTCTGTTATTTGAACCATAGTCCATTCCAATTTATTATTAGAAAGCTTTTTCTTTATATGAATTTCATTATTAGACATTTTCAAATTTCCTATATTCTTTCCATAATTTTAGTATCAATTTATAATGCCCAATCCTTCTCCTTAAAAGAGCAGGATTAAACCAAGTTTTAATTCCACAATAATATTTCTTGTGGATATGTTCTTGAACTAAAACTTTACATAACATATCGTAGAGTATGTCTTGTTTTGTTCTTGGATGTTTCATTGTTCATTCCTTCGTAAGATAACAATTAATAAAATCATAATTAGAACATAGAGTATTACACTAATCATTTTATATTCTTTTTAAATATTATATCTTGTGTAGTTTCTAGCCACACTTTCATTTCTTTCCAGTCTTTAAATTCATCTACTATTTCATTATCAGAAATAATAGTTAGTTTGTTTTTATCAATTCTAACTGTTCGATTATTTGGACTAGAACCAAACAGTTCTATATATTTTTTGTGTATTATATTCATATTACACTCCTTCGTTATAAGTTTTAAGTCTAGGTATATTGAAAGTCATATACATATAACTTAAGATATTTTTATAATGCGATGCTTTTTCGTTATCTTCCATAGATTCAGCAACATCATGTTCGATTTCAATTTTACGAATATCTTCATCACTCATTTGATGTTCTAAATCTACTTTGATATTTAATGTTTGATGATGTTTAGATTTTAAGATTTCAGTCTTAATAATCCTACTATCATCAGATAGCATTTCATCGAATAAATCTAGTTGATCCATAATTACTCCTTCTAAATAATTATTTATACTCATAAATTAAAGCCCGAACATAATCATTCAGGCTTTAATTTCTTTTGCTATAGGCGTGGTCCTTTGGGCTTAAACTTTTACATTACTGCTTTAGCTTGACATTTTTTATTTACTTTTGCCATGTGTGCACAGTCATCTCCGTATTCATAATCTCTACTGATTTCTAAAACATCAGTAAAGTGATTTATAGTAACTAACAGATACCATACAGCTAAATCGTATGGCAACATCCTAGTTTTACAGAAACCATGATGATAACCGTTTTCATCAAACTGTTCTTTATACCATTTACCCATGTCAGGATCTTTGAAATATCCTGATAATTTCTTTTCTAACCAGAATCTTTCACAAGAATCAGGATTACCTTCGAACATAATTGTGTTCTCATCGTTTTGAATAATCCTAATCATACCTGTAGTATCAATATACTTTACTTGTGCTTGTATATTTTTCCATTCTTTGTCAGTAAAATCTTTTGTTTGTTGCCAATAATTCGTATAACCCATATTATATCCTTACAATGATTATTAATACTCATATTTAAAAGCCCAATCTTTTATCCTTCGGTCTTAAAACCCTGTCGCCCACCACCCTTTTGGTGGGCTTTTCTTATAAGTATCGTTGCTCTTGCAACGATTCCGTTTGCCCAAGAACAAAAAAAAAAATAATTGTATCTGTTGGAAAAAGCCCGAACAGATACAATCATTGTTAGAACACTATTTAAACATTTTAGAAGTAGCCATTGATTTTTCTAAAAAATCACCACCTGCTTCTAATTGTTTGTTACTAACATTAGTAACATTTAGTGCTTTTTGATAAGTGGTTCTTTTATCACCCCATCTTTTAGGATGAAATTCACCACTCTTGCACACTTCTCTTTTGGTATCAATAATTTTCATACCAAAGGAGTATTTTAGAACAGCACAAACATCTCTTAAGATATCTGTGTTGAGTTTCACTCTTGCTTCATAAGACAAACCACGATTAGTTATACCCGTAGCCATACCATCAACGACTTCTATTTGAATACCCTGTTTAGCAAGAGATTCTGCTATAGCAGTATTATTCCATCGTTCAGTATCGATGAGGTCTTTAAGCCATGCTTGAGTTTGACGAGCTTTACAAGCCCATTCCCAACCATAATTAGCTAGGTGAGTGAGAGTTCCAATTAATTGTGCTTCATTTGAATCTTTTTCTATTAAAGATTCAAAATAAGTGCACAATTCAGTTGGAAAACCTTCATCATTTGATGAAGGTATCTCAAGGTCTTTAGCAATAAAAGGATAATGTATGATAGCATAAGAAGCTTTGCTTTCACCATGAACCTTTTTAGTAAGCTTACCTTGAGAAACTACTGCTTGTTTAGCAACAGTAGTATCAGAGTGAGGCATAATTGCCTGTTCTTGTAGAATATCTCCAGCAGGTAAATCTTTCAATTTAACCATGATATTCTCCTATATAAAAAATTAATAAAAGGCAGTTATAATCAACTGCTTAAATGGTCATTATTTCACATCTCTTAAATTCAGGTTTCCCAACACATCTCTTAATGCGTTGGGGAGTAATTTGCGTTAGAGAAATAAAGAAAAAATCGTAAGTGAGACTTTGAGTTCCTACTGTTTTTTATCTTATTTGTCTTACGCAAATTGCTACCTGAATAGAGCCAGTTTTATGTGTTGAATTACTCTGCCGTTTAAACTGTTGCTCTAAAGATGTGGTATAATTTCTAAAGCAGTTGATTATAGAACTTCAATCAGTTTTGGTTAGCACAATCAAATCACTACTGCTAACGAACTCTTTAGTCTTTATATTAAACGAAAGCTTACGAACCTCTTAATCTTAAGTATTGCTTGTGGAATGAAAGTGCAAATTTCACACTTATTCTCTCCGAATAAGTTGTAAATTTCTCTTTCATCTCTTCCACATTCAACACCCATATAGAGGTTCTTTGCTTTTGTTTAGAGATAAAGCTTAAGTTAGCAGTTGATTTGCTCTTTGTGCTTACCTTTTTACAAAACTGATTGATTCTAATAGGATTTGTAAGACCTCTATTTATGAGGTCTTTTATAAACAAATCCGTTTCTTCTAAAAGAATTAGCCATTTGCTCATGATTGTTTTATTTATTAATTTGATGTGAATTGATTTCAACACTTATCGAAGATAGAGGTATTGAACATTCCATTCACAGGTCCAAGGGACAAATTAATGAATAAAATTATCAGGAGTTAATTACTATTTCTTTTAGTCTTATCTGCTTTTGTGTGGTGATTAGCAACATTATCTTTGATATTGTTCCTTGACATTTAATAGGATATATGATAAAAACCGTAAATATCAGGTTTTAATAGATGAATAAATACTAGCAAATGGGTAACAATATTAAAGATAAAGCGACTAATCTAACACTTAAACAAAAGCAGTTAGTTGATACTATCGTAACTACAGGTTGTTCCATAACAAAAGGTGCTGAAACAGCAGGATATAGTAAGGGAGAATCAGGTAGGGTAGTAGCAAGTAGAACACTACGATTACCACATGTTCAGAAGTATATGTTACAATGTGTAGCTAATACTCTAGGAGTAGGAGCTGGTTTAGCAAGTAATAAGCTCTTACAATTAGCAACAGGTGCTAGGTCAGAGTATGTACAGCTACAGTCTTGTATAGATATACTAGATAGGACAGGATTCAAAGCACCAGAGAAACACCAACATCAGGTCGTTGGTGATGTCAAAGTACACATTGATTTATCTTAAGTTCTTCCAACCACACCCTTGCTTTAGCAGAGGGGGGTGGGGGGAAAACTTGCTTTAACGAATCCCTCTTTCTCTTATACACAAGATAATGTTCAAAAAAGTAAAATATAATTTTTATCATAATAGGTTCTGGGATTTGGTATCAAAGATCCATACCAGGTTCGGTAATTGGCTTTGGAAAAAGAGATGGAGAAACTTCCAGAAGTAATGTGCGTTGTTTTTATTTTTTTTTTAAAATAAGCTAGTTTATATCTGTCAGATATAAGGATAACACCTTTAGTGTTCTGGCTGGTTGCAACTGGCAATATGAAGGAAAATGAATTATGAAATGGCTAAAAGATAAGATAAGTGATATATGGTGGGATGTTGAGGACTTTACTCTTGCTGATATCAAAGCATGGTGGCTGGTAGCTGCTATTGTTATTTGGTATCTGGTATGGTAAGAGATCCTAAAAAAGACGAAGCTAAAGCAAACTTTAGTTCTGATCTTGCTCAGGCAAGAGAAGATTCTGAGGATGCTACAAGAGAAGAGCTGAGAGAAAAAGTTAAAAGCACTCCTACTGCAAGTCCTGTTGATTCGGATTTTCCTCCTAAAGCAAAACATTGTCCAATGTGTGGAGAAGAGTTTTGTAGATTATTTAAATGTAAATGGTTATGGGGAGTTATTATTATAGCTCTTGCTGCCTGGTATTTCTGGGGTAAAGGATAATGGCTGCAGCTTCTAATAAACCTTTTGGCAATCCTTCTCTAATGGAAAGTATACACGACGATTTTATAGAATATAATAGAGATATACACGAAGATTATAAACAAGATCAGAGAGATCATAAAAAAGCTATGGCTAAGAAGAAAAAACGACTAGTGAAAGGATCTAAATGGAATCCTATAAAAGCAAGAATGGACACATTAAAACCAAAACAAATTTTAGGACTTAAAAATGCATTACGAAAAGAAATACTACGAGACATATCAAAAAAGGCATCTATTTATGGGAGGAACTTTAAAGGTTCTACTCTTGGATGGGCACAAAAAAAATTTGGTACAGGAGGAGCTCTAATAGTTGATACATTTAAAAGAAAAACATTAGCTAAAAAAAATCAAAGATGGCTTAATGCTACAAGAGTAAAACAAGTTTTACCAACAGTAGGTCGTACAATCGGTGTAGCTTCAGGATGGGGAACATTAATAGCAGGAGTATCGTTACTTGCTCAAACTAAAAAAGCTAAGAAGTTTAGACAAGATCCTATACATAGAAGAGCTATTATTAAAAATTATTTAATGAAAGGAGAAACTAATGAGTGATAAAAATATTAAAGCAGCTTTAGATAAATATTGGGATATTAAAGCTAAAAAAGCAAAAACTTTACAAACAAACAAATCAGCAGCTTTAGATAAACATTTAGAAATTCAAGGTAAAAGATCTATAAATAGAACAGCAGCTTTAAATTTTACGAAAGGATTTAAAGACCATAATGTTTTGAGTAATATTACTAAAACAGGTATAGGAAAAACATTTCAAGGTCAGCAAAGATATTGGAAAGATCAATGGTACAAAATTAAAAGTGGTGCAAGAAAACATCCACATAAAAGTCTTTTTAGTAGAGTATTAGGTGCAGTTGGTCCTAATTATTTAGCTGTAAATCCTGCTACTGGACAAAGAGCATATACTTTTAAGAAAGCTAGTTTGCGTGAAGGGAGAAAACTGATTACCTCTCCACCAGGAACTAAACCACAAAATATAAAACATTTTCCAGCTCAAAGAAAGAAGAATTAAAAATGGCTACTGGTAGTTTAAAATATAAAGGAATTACTTATCCATGGACACCAGTAGGTTGGGCAGAATGGGTAAGAGCTATAAAACAGGATAAAAGAAGAAACCTAAAAGGAAGTAAAAGTTTGTTCGCAACATTATTAAACAAAGAACAAAGGAAAGGAAAAACAACATAAATGGCAATAACTATTTATAAACAAGGAACTGATCCTAATGATCGTACTAAGAACATTCATTTTCTTAATAAAAAAGAATGGCAACAGTATAAAACTGACTATCCTGATAGAATTATTACTTGGAAAAGTATTGGTCAAAAAGTTAAAGGTGGTTTGTTAAACTGGGGTAGAAGGCTTAGAACTTATGCAGGAAAAACTCATGCAGGTACTCCATATAAGGAATTTGATAAAAGTTATAGTAAAAACTATTATCGTTATAATCGTTTTAATACAGGAACTAAATCTAAGAAACCTTATAATCGTTTTGATCGCCCTACAGTACATGTACCACTAAATACAGGTGGAAGTGAGAAAATGGCTGCTAAAAGTCAAAGACCATCTCATCAAACTCAAAGTGGAGTTACTAGTGGTTCTTATGATCCTTCAGGAATAAGATCTGGTCAAGGTGGAACAACTCAAACTTTTGTTAAACAATACCCAAGATCAACTGGAGTTATATTCGGTAATATCGCTGTCAGTCCAAAAGGAAAAGGCAGAACAAAACGAAGATATAAATAAAAGAATATGGACTGGGGAGCATACGGATTACTCATATCTTTAATTATTATATTTGTATATATACTATATATATCTATAATTAAATAATGGCTTTCATAGAAGATCTGTCTTTTAAAGACCACATGCGTCTTAGAAAGATAGTTAAGCAAGTTATATTCAGATATAAATCTCCAATAGGAAAAGATAATAGAATACATCAATTATATTCAGAAGAGAATATAACGGATCACGAAGCAGATAAATGGATCAATGCTCAAGGTCCAAAGGTCTTAGGTAAATTAATTAAGTTTCATGTAGATAAGGGAAATGTATAATGCCTACTTTAAATTATAAACCACAAGGGCAAGTATTAAAAGATTTTATGAAAGATGATTCTTTCTTTAGAGGAATCAGAGGACCAGTTGGATCTGGTAAATCTGTTGCCTGTTGTATTGAGATAATGAGAAGAGCATTAATGCAAAAACCTAATAAGGAAGGAATAAGAAAATCAAGATGGGCAGTTATCAGAAATACAAATCCTCAATTAAAAACAACAACAATTAAAACCTGGATAGACTGGATTCCAGAAACTGAATGGGGATATTTCTATTGGTCCGTTCCTTTTACTCACAGAATACAAAAGAAAGGAATAGATATAGAAGTTATATTCCTGGCACTAGATAGACCTGAAGATGTTAAAAAACTTTTATCTTTAGAACTAACAGGAGTATGGATTAATGAAGCAAGAGAAATTCCAAAGTCTATAGTAGATGCCTGTACTATGAGAGTAGGAAGATTTCCGTCTATTCGTGATGGTGGACCTAGTTGGTATGGAGTAATATGTGATACCAATGCACCAGAAGAAGATCATTGGTGGGCAGTTATGGCAGGAGATGTAGACATACCTGATTATATTCCACAAGAAGAAGCATTAATGTTGCAAAAGCCAGATGACTGGGCATTTTATTCTCAGCCACCAGGCATGTTGGAGAAAAAAAATAAGCAAGGACAACTACTAGAATATGATAATAATCCTAAAGCAGAAAATGCACAGCATTTAACACCTAAGTATTATTCTAAAATTATTAAAGGTAAAACTAAATCCTGGATTGATGTCTATGTTTTAAATAAACTAGGAACAATAGAGGAAGGAAAGTTAGTCTATCCTAACTTTAATGATGCCGTTCATAAAGCAAAAGAACCTATACCTAAAAGTAAAGACTTAGAAGTATTTATAGGAGTAGACTTTGGTTTAACACCTGCTGCTATCTTTGGACAACGAACTCCAAGAAACAGATGGTTTCTTATACATGAATTAGTATGTACAGATATGGGAATTAAGAAATTTTCAGAACTGTTAAAATCCGAAATAGCAACATTGTTTCCTCAAGCATCGCAAAAGATAACAATTATAGGAGATCCTGCAGGTGATTTCAGAGCTCAAACAGATGAAACAACTCCATTTCAGATTATGAGAGCTTCTGGATTACAGGCAAGACCTGCACCAACTAATGATGTAGTAACCAGAACTGAAGCAGTAAATTCTGTATTAAACAGAATGATTGATGGCAAATCAGGAATATTGATAGATCCAGCATGCAAAACCTTGTTAAGAGGTTTTGATGGTGGATATTGTTACAGAAGAATTAATGTTGTCGGGGATAAGTATGATGAGAAACCAGATAAGAATAAATATTCTCATATACATGATGCTCTTCAGTATATGTTCTTAGGAGCAGGAGAAGGCAAATCATTATTAAAACAACACAAACCAATGACACAATTTATTGCTAAAAGGGATTATGATGTATTTTCAAGGAAACCTATTAAAAAGGTTGATAAATGGAAAAGTCGATTCACCGTTGGATAATTTTCTTTACAGATAGAGAAGATAGGTATTGGTTTGATATGTTTACTAGACCTGGCTTTCGGCATTGTTGTATTGCTGGATATGTAGAAGGACTGGAACATTGGATTGGATTTGACTGGGGAAAGAAAGGAACTTATATGAATATATTATCAGATGAAGATATAAATAAAATTATCTTATATACCAGAAAAAACAAAGGCAGAATGTTAGAGATAACTAAACCTTATACTATGTTTAATAATTGGTCATGGATTCCAATGTATTGTGTATCAGTTATTAAAAGTTTAATTGGATATAAAAACTATTTTGTGATAACTCCTTATCAATTATATTGTGCGTTGAAAAAAGATGCAAAAGAGGTTTAACTAACTAGATTATGAGTAAAGTCGTAAGTATATTTAAAGCTATAACTGGACCTAAAAAACCTCCAGCACCACCACCTGTGCCACAAAGAACTCAGTCACAGATTGATGCTGAAGCAACAAGAGATACAGAACTTGCTGCTATAAAGGATAAAAAAGCTGAAGATGATAAGCGTAAATTAGCAGGATTATATGGTCGAAGATCATTAATGGGAGATCAAACAGGATCTTTCGGTGGATATAAAAAAACTTTGTTTAATACTACACCTACAAATACATCTAATACATTAGGATAATATATGGTTTTAACAACAACAGATGAAAGTATAGGAGTACCATCAACTTATGTAGATGATATTCTAAAACGATATAAAGCAGCAAAAACTAGAAAAGATTATTGGAATGGTTATTTCGAAGAAGCATATGAATATTCTATGCCAATGAGAGAATCAATGTATACTGAATCAGTAGCTAAAAGAAAAACAGATAAAATATTTGACGAAACAGCAGTTGTTGGAGTTCAAGAATTTGCATCAAGATTACAATCAGGTATGGTTCCAACTTTTGCCAGGTGGGCAGATCTAAGAAGTGGAACAGAAATTCCAATTCAAGAAAGATTAAGAATTGATGAATCATTAGATGCAATAACAGATTATATATTTGAGATTTTACAAAACTCAAATTTTAATCAGGAAGTTCATGAATCATTTATGGATTTAGCAGTAGGTACTGGTTCATTATTAATTGAAGAAGGTGATGCTAATACTCCAATAAAATTTAGAGCAGTTCCATTATCTCATATAGTTTTAGATACTGGACCAAATGATGATATAGATGCTATCTTTAGAACAAGATGGATTAAACAAGAAGATTTAAAAAATGCTTATCCTCAAGGTAACTTTCCCGATACTATTATGATGCAAATGAGTAATCAAAATGCTCAAAAGAAATGTGAGGTTATAGAAGTTGTAAAAAGAGATTGGAGTAAACCAAATGAATTAAAATGGAAATATTGTGTTGTATTAAAACAATTTAAACATTTAGTATTAGAATATCCTATGGAGGGAGAAGGAGCAAATCCTTGGGTAGTATTTAGATGGTCTAAAGCAGCAGGAGAAGTATATGGAAGAGGTCCATTACTTAATGCTCTTCCAGCAATTAAGACTTGTAATTTAACAGTTGAGTTAGTATTAGAAAATGCTCAAATGGCAATATCAGGTATGTATCAGGTAGATGATGATGGAGTAATTAATCCAGATACACTACAGTTAGTACCTGGTTCTATTATTCCAAGAGCACCTGGATCTACTGGATTAACACCTATTGAGCCACCAGGTAAGTTTGATGTTGCTCAAATTATCTTACAAGACATGAGATTAAATATTAAAAAAGCATTATATAATGAACAATTAGGAGATCCAAATAGAACTCCAGCAACTGCTACAGAAATTACAGAAAGAATGGCAGATCTTTCAAGACAAATTGGTGCTGCTTTTGGTAGATTACAAGCTGAATTTGTAACACCTGTTTTAAAAAGAGTAATATATATATTAAGAAAACAAGGAAGGATTGAATTACCGTCTATTGGAAATCGAGAAATACAAGTTAAACCTGTATCTCCTTTAGCTCAAGCACAAAACAATCAAGATGTAATGATAGTAGATAGATTTTTAGAATTAATATCTAGTAAATTTGGACCACAATCATTAAATATGTTTATTAGAACAGATGCTGTGGCAGAATACATTAGTAGAAAATTAGGGTTGCCAAGCAACTTAATTCGTGATAAAGAAGAACAAACACAAATTTTACAACAAATGCAACAAATGGCACAACAACAACAACTACCAAAAGGAGAAGCACAATAATGGCTTGGAAAGATTTACAAGAAGAAAAAAAACAAGGAGGGATTAGTATAGATGGATATGCTAGATCACCTGAAGAAGAAAATAAATTAAATGAATTAGTAGCATCAGTTTTTGCAGGTCCAAATGGACAAGCTGTAATAAACTATTTAAGATCAATATCTGTAGACGCAGTTAGTGGTCCTAATATTACTAATGAACACCTTCGTCATTTAGAAGGTATGCGTTATATAGTCGCAATTTTATCAAGAAGGATAACATCACATAACCAAGGAGGTACAGATGCCCGATCAAGAATCGTCAAACCAAACAAGCGAATCATCAGAACAAGCAGAATTACAAAATGATGTAAAGGAAGTTCCACAAGAACAACCACAAGAATCTGTGAAACAAGCAGAACCTGATTATACTGGTCAAGAAGAACCAATAACTACAACTACAGAAATGCCAGAATATTTAGAAGGCATGGATAAGTTCTGGAATAAAGA